CTTACCCATTTTTTTCTTTAGTCTTTTTACTGCCGAAATAATAGTTGAAAGTTCGGAACGAGCCATTGAATACTCGTGATCCTTTTCCTCATTTGCTGGATGAGGTTTATTTGGATCATAAGCATTTGAACTCAAACTAATTGGAGATGAAAACATATCCCAATATTTTGGTCCATACTTGCAGGCATCTCTAGTTTCATTTTTTTGACACCTTGGGCAATATCTTTCCATTTGAATTTCCTCCGTTTTTGTTCCCCAACTATCGGCACCAACTTTGCGGCATTTAACAAGTGCTCCAGAAGCATAAGCACTTGGCCATACTTTATATCTAGACTTTACCTTCTTATAACATGCATCCTTTTCACCAGCAGCCTCTTGAGTTACCATTTTTGCTTCACCTGATCGATTTGGGTTTGGGTCTTCTTTACGTTTTTTAGCAGCTCTTTTATTTCTTTCATCTTTACTTAATGCAGCACGATCATCTGGATCTCTGCAGTATGGTTTAGTTGTTTGTCCTGGTTGTTTTGCACATGGTTTCCCATCATACTTTCCACCAGTTTGAACCCAACCACCATCATCAAACCACTTATCTAACCTACCTTCATAATCCTTTGCTTTAATTCCATCAGTTGCTTCTTTCACATCTTTAAATTTTTTATGATGTTTTTTAGCATCCGCTTCCATTTTTTTTAAGCGAGTGTAATAATCTGGAATTTCATCAAGATGTTGAAGAGCAATTTCTTTAGCAAGTTTATGATCTTGTGTATGCTCATGCTCTATAGGCTCTCCCATATTAAGTTGCTTCTGTATAAAGGAAACATTAAGGCGATGTTTCTTTGCAATTTGCTCAACAGTCTTATATGGTTTTAATTTTTGCACAGTTAAAAATTAGTCCTTATTATTATTTAGAAAACCTTTTTTTAACAATTTTGATAATTCGTCAGTAGATCCAACAAATAAAGCATTATTTGTCACATTAGTTGTTTTGGGAGTTTCTTCTACAACTTCTTTAAGTTTTTTTTGCAGATCTATAAGTTTATCGGTAGTATCAGCAACGTTTTTTATAAGTTGCCCAGCAACTTCATAAGCTCTAGGACTTCCACCCTCACCAGCAAGTTCCATTATACCGTTAATTGCTTCTTGACCTTTTTCAATTAACGAATATAAATTAGCTCGTGTGTACTCATAATCTTTTTTAATATCAGTCACTTCTTCAGATTTTTCTATTGAAATTATCTCAGTTAAATCTAATTCATTTTCTTGAATTGGAGATTTTATTATTTCTCCTTCTATGTTAAAAGATTCGTTCAGATTTTCATAACTATTTTTCATATTTATTTAAATGTCCTCTTTTTTAGTTGGACTGAAAACTTTTCCATCTTCAAAATACTCCCAATTTTCACTAAATCCAAAATCATCGTCAAAATCCGCATTTTCTGGGTCCGGTGTCAAAGTATATCTCATTTGTCTCTTAGCAATTGAAACATCAGCATCTGTGTAAGAATCAACCTGAACCTTGCGAATAAGACCTTCAGTTGTTTCTGATATTGGTCCAAACATAAAACTTTTTGCTGTAAAAGTTAAAGTATAAATTAATAGTCTCCTTGTTGAAAAATCTCCTTCATAATCATCCGTAAATGAAATATTATCTAAAACAACAGGAATGTCTCTTTTTTCTCCTATAGAATTGACTAAATTTACAGTTATATTAAATGATGGTTGAAAATATGGTAATATTTGTTCAACTATTTGTAGAGCATCGTCATTTAATTTACATATAATATTCAATTCAAACCCAATATTATAAGGAACTGGCATAAAAACTTTTTTTAAATTTTGCCCATCCGACGCCTTAAATGTTTGTGTTATTCCAGTTTTTCTTGATGAGTCATATTGAAGAGAAACCATTTCAAATGACATTCTTGGGAGGGTAATTTGAATTGGTTTATTTAAATCTGCTTGCTGCTGCAATCTTGAAAGAAACTTTTGTGAAGGACCATATGCTAAGGGAACTTTTATCTCACTATAAGTATCATCATTTTCATCCAAATGACGAATGTATATCTCATTAAACAATGTTCCAAATGCAACTATAGTTTTTCTAATAATTTCGTGATAAAAATAAGTTCCTAGCATTAGTAATTACCGAATAAATTTTTTTCTGAAAAGTCTAGTATATCGTCCGCTTCAAATTCAATCTCCTCATTTTGACGATATTTATCTACATAATCACCCTCTGATATGGATTTTAGAGTATATATTGCCGAAGAAGATGATCCAACAATATTTTCTCCTGGAGAAAATGTACCATCTACAATTCCAACTTGTAAAATTTTATTTGGTTCAGACCAACTTTTAACTCTTGATGTTGTTCCAGAAACTGTTCCAGTAACAACTTCATTAAATTGATACGTCCCTATTCCTGTTATCAATGGAGGATTTGATATTGTTATTGTAGGGATTCCAACATATCCAATTCCAGCATCTTCTATTAAAATTTGTGTTATAGACCCACTCGTTCCAACAATAGATCTAGTTTTTGCAGTTATAGCGGAACCGACATTTGGAGATGTTATTACAATGGTTGGTGCATTAACATAACCTTGCCCTGCATTTTGAATAGATACAGTTCCAATACCGCTATAAGTGGTTTCTATTTCTGCAACAGCTTTAGCGCCAGTTCCACTTCCATTTGGGAAAATTGTAACTGTTGGTGCAACAGTATAACCAGATCCTGGATTAACTAATAAAATTTCTTTTATTGAGCATACCCCACCTTTACATCTAGTTAAAACTTGCCCAGATGCTGTTGTCCCCCCTACTGGGGCCGATGTAAATGAAACAGTTGGAATTCCAACATAACCATACCCATCATCGTTTAAAACAACTCTCCGGATATAACCACTAACTAATTGAGTAGTTGCTGTTGCTGTTGCCCCAACACCTATTAGATTAAGCGATGTAATATATCCTTGATTCTCTAAAGTATTGTCTAAATTTTCAATAGAAGTATTATTTTGACTAAAACCACCAACCTCATCTTCGTATTCAAATAACTCACATTTTAATTCATACACATAAGTTTTTCCCAATTGATAAAATGGTTGCTCATGCTCTACAAATTTAATTTCGAATAATCTACCACCGAGAGGAAAATAAATTAAATCACCCTCTCTAGGTCTAAGGTAAACAGCAATTTCGCTGTCATCAATATCAGATAAAAATGGCGAAATAAAATCTTCAAAACGTTCTTTTGAAATTATTAAACTTACCTCATCTCTTAAACTCATTCCAAATTTTGTTAAAATATCTCCAGATCCGGAATAACCCTCATAGTTATTGACATACGCCTCTATCGAAAAGCTATCATCAAATTTTGAGGTTGTTACTTCTCTTAATATGTTATCAATTTTAATAAAAGTTCTAGGAAGATATAAAACCTCAACACCGTACATCTGCAATTGTTCGTTAATAAGACTTTGTATTAGTCTCTGTTCACTTGGAGACCCATTTAAGAAAAATGAATTGAGAGTCATAACTTATCCTATAAAATCATATGGTGGAAGTTCATACTCTGTCGACATTTTTTGTTTTATAGATTCTAATTCCCTTTCGGCATCTTCATATAACTCTCTACCGTTTAATTCAATTCCACCAGGTAATTTAACTCCCCTAAACTTAATTAAATTTTGACCCCATTGTTTTTTCAATAAAGAAGTTAAATATGGTTTTAAAAAACTATCATTATAAACTTTAGTAAAGTCATTTGGATCTAAAATACGATAACAATCTATAACTAGAAAATCCCCAGCTCCGATTCCTTCCCAATTAAAGTCCAAATATAACCTATTTTGTCTCTTATTAAATCTAACTTGTTTGTCTGTTGTTAATAAAAAATCAATATCTTCTAGATATGATTTAACCATCGAATACTGTAATAATTGTATAGAATTAAAATAATAAAGATCATTTAAAAATAATTGATACTTAATACTAAACATTCCAGAAGAAATTGTGCTTGCATTAAATTTAAATAATTTTTCAACACCTATTACAGAATCTGGAATTTGTATATAATTGGATGATTCGTAAAAATTAAAAGATTTACTAACACCATTTATAGATGAAGTTCCTGTTGTGGTTGTTATTCCAGGTCCTTTTGGATCTTTCGCAGATGCTTTTCCCCTATCAATATCTTCTTGCGTTACCTGATATTTTAAATACATTTTTTCAACGCCATCAAAATGCCTTTCATTAAAATACTGTAGGGCATCATCGACCAAATCATCTATTTGCTCATCATCTATATTAATTTCTAAGACAGGAGCACCTAAACGTCTTAAACAATAATCAATTAATCCTTGTCTACTTGAAGGTTTTGCCATTTAATTACTCCTATCGGGTTACTCCTTCTCTAACTAAAACAGAACCTTCAATAACTCTTGAAGCAATATTAGAAACAGTATTATTTACTAAAACATCATAAATGTATCTTCCAGGTTTTAATGCAGACGTTTCAGTTTTTCCTAATCCAATTCTAATTTGACCATTCGAAGAATTTACTATGGTAGTTGTAAATGTTGTGACACCAACACTCCCATGCCATTTTCTCATTTGAGATTGTACTGTCGAATTTGATAAATTTAATGCAGCATCCGTAGCACTGCTAGTCAGAAAAAACTCTTGAGAAAAAGTTGCACCAGAATTAATTATTAAATTACTTACATATACTGATGCCATTGAAAAAAAAACAGTACTCTAAAAAATATTTAGGTCAGTATTGAATTTATATTTGCTATAACTTCTTGTTGTTGAAGATATAGTTTACAATACAACTTAGAAAAATTTTTAAGTTCATCCACATCTAGTTTATCTATAACTCTACAATGTTTTTCATATTCGAATAATTTGTCCATTGATTTAAGTTCAATTTTTTCTGGTTTCATTTAACAAATCCCCTAATAAAGTTTTAATTTCTTCTAAATCTTTTTTAATGGTGTCTATTTCTTCTTTTTGTTTTTTCTTTTCCTCTTTAATTCTAACATACTGCGAATAACTATAATCATCTGCATTAATTATAGCTCCAGTTTTTTCATCCCTATATAAATTTTTGTGATTTTCTATGGGTAACATAATTTTATCCTTGTAATGCAATAACTCTGAGGTCTTTAAACCTTAACGGATAAGATTCATTTGTTCCTGACATTATAATTTTTATAGAAAAACCAGTAAACTGTCCCAAATTATTAGCAGTAAACTGATATTCCGAAAACTCATCATCGCTATTTGCGGGAACAAAGACATCAGATAAACCATCATTTAGTGATTTATCAATCACTATATCACCAATACCATCACCGTTAGAATCTCTTAGATTTAAATAACCTGGAAAATATTCATATGATTGATTAACTTCACTGGAATCCGCTCTTATTAGTTTATATAAGACTCTAAAATTGCTAGAAGAATGTCTATATGCAGTAGTAATAACTTTTAATGAAGATGCAGGTTTTAATAGATTAATTTGATTTGAAATATATACGGATGAATGTGGATCATCTAGTAAAGTGTTAGATCTAGGGTCTTTAGAATAATCTGAAATTGGTTTATTTAATCTGTTTCTAAATCCAATAAATGAAGCACAATTAGAAATATCAACCATTGGAGATAGGTTTGCATTTTGTGTTGATAAATTAACTCCAAAGATTAATGATTTTGAGTTTGTAATATTGGTAATGTTATTTACCTCATTAATCTTCGAACATATAATTCTTGGACTTGTTAAATTATTAATTTCATTAATTACAACTGGTTCAAATTGTTGATCTATAAATGAAGATTCAGATCCGCTTGCACTAGTTCCAGATACGGATCGCAATATCGAATTAATAGATGTATCTTTTGGAGAAATTGTATTGAATAAAGGTAATATTGATGTATATTGGTAATTTTGTGTTGCTTTACAATTTAATCCACCTGAGGTTTTTTGTTCGATAAAACTTAAGTGAAGTTTATCAGATCTAGGTATTTGTAAATAATATTCGTCAATATTATTAAGAGAATCTAATAGCGTAGATTCAACTTCCGAAGGAATAGTATGCGAAGTATTAATTCTTATTAAAGAAACGCCATTAATTTCATACTTATAGACCAAATCGTTTATATTATGATTTTTAGAAGTAGAACCATTAACAGCTCTATTTAAAATATTTAAAACTCCAGTACCTACATTATTATATGATATAATTTCATTGTTTATCAATACGTAACCAGTATTAACACCAACTGCCGAGCCTTCATAATTTGCAAAAATTGAGGTATTGGCAACTGATATTTGAGTAGATGATGGAGTAATTGCTGCGGTTAATAATTCTGGAACAGTGTCTGGATAAATTCCACTAATAACAACTTTATTATTGTATCCATGCATACCATGATTATAATGCTGGACCTTGATAACATTCCCCTTGTATAAATCATTAACGTAGAATGAACTTCCCCTAACAGTTGTTCCAGCTAAAGAAACTATAGTTCCATTATTATCATAAGAAATTGTGTTTCCAGTATTAAAATTATCTTTACTCAAATTAGTAAGATATAAAGTATCAATATTTGCTCTGGAAGTGACTGTTAATGATCCATCAAATCCTCTAGAAACGCTGCTGGTAGTAATTCCGAGCAAGTCACCCAAAACATAACCAGTTCCTGTACTCGCAATAGCAACTGAGGTTATAGATCCGTTTGCGAAAGTTATATTAGCCGTAGCATCACTATTTTGTCCAGTTCCATTAATTTTATATAATGGAACATTATTAAATGTTCCTGTTGAATAACCAGATCCCACATTAGTTATGGACAGTTGGGAAATATTTCCACCAACATTTTCTACTATTCCTGTTGCTGATGTGGTATTTTCATAAACTTTTCTACCAACCGTCATTATATTTTCTAATCCATAGGTTGTTAAAATACCAACAACTTGTTTTCTAGGATACATTGTAATTGGATTTTCGACCAATGAGTCAAAGTTTTTATCATAAATTTCACTTGTATCGTTTTTACCTAAATCTGGATTTGTAAAATATACTGTTCCGGAACTACTTGTAAAATTACATTTGTAAAGAACAAATTTTAAATCTTCAGATATAATAGGAGTGGAAGCACCCCCATTTTGAGGTTTAAATAAATTACCTCCAATATATTGATTGGAATAAATTATCTGCGAAACCGAAGGTAAAAATTGAGTTTTAACAGTGGGTTGGTTGGATTCAGCAATCCAAAGTTCATAAATTGAAGAAGAGGGTGAAGAAATACACAGTGCGTATTGGCGATTTGGTTCCAAATAAAGTGGAGATGATAATTTAATATTAGTTGGAGTATCACCATCTGTTGAAATTGAAATTTGAGATGGTAAAATTTGTACTCTGGCAAAATCTTGAACTAATTTATTAGTTGGTTGACCTCCCAAATCAACTTCTCGGATTTCAATTGTAAGTTTTTCTTTAGCATCCTTTTCCTTAAAGAAAAGATCTATGGAAGTTAAAAATCCACCATCAATATCAGTTCTAAAAGTTTGAATTAATGGGTCTTTTATGATCGTAGAAGATGGTCTTGATAAAATTGGTCTTCTTATTAATAAAGAATTTGTATATGATAGATCATTGGAGAGTTCTGTGGTATAAAAATTATTTTCACAATAAGTAATAGTAGAACTAGAAAGAGGATTGGGAAGAGTTATTTTAACTGTTTTTGTTCCACTATTAAAAATTATTGGTGGTAATGGGGATCTATGCGGATCTCTTATAAAAATGGATCCCACCAAATCACCAAAACTATCAGTGATTAATTCTTGTGAGGAAACTGTTGCTTGAGCACCGCTTGTTTTTCCTATTAAAATAGAATCCTTTACCGTATATCCATAAAATCTGCCATCAGATTCATCGGATAAAGAGTAAGTGTCTATATTCAGAACAGTCGATGATGTGGAATATGATAATAAGATATTTCCAGAAGAATATGGATTTTCTGTAAAAATTTCAGAAGGTGAATTATAGGCACCAAATTTATGATTTAAATTACATATTCTAAAAGATGCAACTTTTTCCGTATTTGAATATGCATCTACAATTTCACCGGACTGGAAAGTTCCAGATAGCATTGATATCTGCAATAATTTTGGTATGATATCAACACCACTCTTTCCGTCAAAAATTAAATTATATTTTGTTAATGGGGATAAATCTCCAGCGATAAATTCAATATTTCTTGTTTTTAAATAAGAAGATGATTCACCAGTTAATAATAAGTTCGAAATAAAAGAATTCTTCCATTCGCTTTGATTTTTAATAATATTTTTTCCATTGTTGTTAATTGTTTTAACCCAACAATCTGATGAGGGTCTTAAATTAACAAATCCACTATAATCTGTTAAATTAAACTGATTAATTTTTTCACCCTTTGTAGCAAAATTTTGAGATACATTTGACCAAACAGTTTCAGTATAGTTTAGAGTAACAAAGTCTCCAGTTTTTTTGACATTCGAATCTAATAACTGTAAGTTTGTTGAAAAATCTTCTGTCTGTGAATTTAGTGAAGAATTTAAGAGTAATTTTGATTTTAAAGAAAATATTGAAATATCTGGTCTTAATTCTTCTTTTTCTAAGTCAACTGTAGAGGTAGCATCTGGATTTTTTATATCTATAAAAGAATTTCCTTTAAAATTATCAACAAAAAATCCAGATTTAAATTTACTTATTCCATCTTCATCAACAATTTGTAATGACTTTGTATCAGACTCTAGTGCAGATAAAGAAGAAAAATTTTCTAAATTTTTAATCCTTTCTTCTAATTTTCCAATATCTTTCATAGTAAATCTTTTATTGTCAATTAATTTGACTTTTATATCATTAACATTATAAACATATGGAGGTATTTCGATAAAACATATTTCCATTTCATCACTAATAGAAGATGGATTTTTTGGATTATCTGAAGGTGTTCCACTTATTATTTCAAATGAACCATCTTTTTTAAGAACTAATTTATCTATTCTTGGTAAGTAATATGAGTATCCAACCGAAGAACTTTCATTTGGTTTTATTACTAATTTTGGATTAATTGTGGAATTAAAATTTCTACTAAAAAATGAAAATGGAGATTGATTGGATGAGGTAAAGTTATTAACTCTAGGTCTAATATCTAAAACATCTGAGGATCTAATATTGTCATTTAAAATAGGAATGTCCGATTTAAATCTTTCCTGATCATAACTATTTGCAGAATAAACTTCTCCATTATCATTGGCAGGAACAGTGTAGCAATCGTAAATAACTAATAATTTTTTTGCTGGTATGGTGGAAGATTTCTTTCTAACTATTTTCGAATAATCATAATATTGTTCTTTTTGTCCCTTATCTAAAGTAAAATCTCTAGTTTTATCAATATAAACACCAGGACTAATTGAATTTACTACTCCTATAATTTTAGATTCTTCGAATCTTACATTTTCTCCAATTTGAAATTTATTAGAATTTAAGTTCACATAATCTATAATTGTTGAAGATGGTGTAGAGATAATTTGACCTATTGCCCCACTTGATGTTCCAGTAATTTTTTCACCAATTATTGCATTTGTATTTAAATTTAAACCAGAATTGAAAGTTAATTTGTCTAATATGGGCGATGAACTATCTAAAGATTCGTAAATTGCTAAAATTTTAACCACATCTGGAACATTTAAAGATATTTCCGTGTCCTCAATTCTTAAACCATAATACGGACTTGTTGTTAAACCAGAATATGATACTGAAGTTCCAGAGGAACTTTTACTAACTTCTAATTTTTGACTTCTAGTATATACCTTTTTCTTATTTACTATTGAATTTTTAGATATTGTAACATTTGCTGTTACACCAGTCTGTGAATTTTTTAATCCAGAAAAAGTAACAGTTTCATTATTTGATCCAAAAGAAATTTGTCCAGAAGATAAATCTTCTATATCGCCATTTAAATAAAAAATAGAATATTTTCCTGGAGAGAAAGTAGTAAAATAAGCACTAGAAATCCCAACATCACTTGCTATTGATAATGACATTGTTCCACTTGCAGAAGTGGTTTTTCCTATTATTTGTTGATTGACTATCAAAGAAGAATTTGATAAATCAACTGAAGAAATATTATTATTGTTTAACTTTGAATAAAGAGATGGTTTTGTGCTCTTAATAGATGGAACACCTAAACTAAAAGTAGTTGTAGTTGTGGATGAAGGTAAATCACCTACACAAACATTAGATACATTTGAGACTGGATTGATAACCATACTCAATCCATCAGAAGAAACTGAAACAACTCTATTAAAAGATTCAGTTGATAAACCAGAAACTTGATATCTAATTATTGCATCACTCTTAATTCCTACAAAATTTCTACCAGAAGAAGTCACGGTGCTGAGGCCACTTTTTCCTTCACTGATTGTAATTTGATCTGAAACGTTAAAGTTATTTCCTATTTTTCTTTCTAAAAATGTATCTGCAGAAAAATCGGTAGACAAACCAACAGATAAAGAGTCTGAATTTTGATATATAGATTTTATATCTTGAGGTCCGTAAACCTGAGTTAATTTTATACTTCTAACTAAAGACCTATCTTCATTTATTATAATTTGTTCACCATCGATAAAAGTTCCGGAAGTTTCTGATAGTGTTATTGTATTTCCGCTAGGCAAATAAACTGTATATCCGGATGCTCCACTAGATAGTCCTCTTACATACGAAGTCACTGGACAATTAGTGTTTGAAATGGCAGGATTTGTAGTTAAAATTGTATAAGTTTGTATATCATACAAATAACAATCCCAGTTACTTGAATTATTTTTATATGCGGCATCGCTTAAAGAAAATGAATATAATCTTGCTTTACCAATTGTCGTTCCGGTTCCAATTATATTGCTACTTTTTCTTCTATTATGGAGGTCAACTGAAAAATTATTGTTTATTCCCAAAGCTGGTGCTCCGGCAACATTGTTCAGTATAATTAAATTTCCCATTTCAAATGGAACAAACCTATTGTTAAGAGTTTTAGATGCTCTTGTTTTAGGAACATCCAACACAGTAGTTCCAGATTTTTCTATATCATAACCACCAACATAGGATTTTCCTGGTGAAATTTTAACAGATAAAAGACTGTCCGAAGGAATATTTCCTTGATCCGTAGTTTCATCTCTAGTATAAATTCCATTTAAATCAAGTAAATTATTTAATGAATCTAAAACATCAACCTGGAAAGGAATAACATTATAGTTTCCAGACTCTTCGTAATTTCTTTTAGATATGTAATCTTTAATTAATGAATAATCTGTAGTTTCTTTTATTTTTTTAACTTTACCATTAATAACCTGTAAAATCTCAATAAAATCTTTATCTTCAAAATCATTTAATGCTTTTTTAGATAATTTTGTGGTAATTCTAAATCTATCTGAACCTGGTGCAGAGTAATTAAGAAATCCCTTTGCATTGTCGTAAAGTGAAGGGTCACTTTCCGAAGTAATAATTTCTTCACTAACAAATAATCCAACTCGATAAGATGGATTATTTGAATATTGATCAAGTATTAACGTATCTTCATTTACAGTTATAAAATATCCTCTTATAAAATAAATTCCAGATGAAATTGAAACTGCAGACCCTATAGAAGATGGTTGAGAATTTGATGCCGTTGCTATTGTACTTCCAGAAGTGATGGTAGTATTTCCATACTTAAATGATTCCTCAGTTATCAGTGTTTCTCCACTTAAAAACTGAGAGGTTTCAAAATTTACATCCGAACCAAGATATTTTACATATAATGTAGTAAAACTTTCAGTAGATTCTGACCTAGGTAAAACGTTAACAACCACGGCAGTAAGCTGTGAAGTTTCTCCTTTTATTTTTTTACCAACTAACTCTTTAGTATAAAACTCTACATCTAGTCCCAAATGTGATGGATTTATTTTTACTGCAAAATAATTTGAATCGTATGTTATATTTCCAGGTACTACTATAGATCCATCTTTGAATATATTATTTCCAAAAGATTTTAATTGATTTTGCAAATATGATTGTAAACTTGTTAATTCTCTAGCTTGAACTGGAACTCCAGGTTTAAATAAAATTTTATAAAAATTTTTACTGGCATCAAAATCATCAAAATATGGTGAGATGTTTAAATTTGTTTTTTGTGTCATTTCTTAGAATTCCAGAATGATTTTAATGTCTTCTTTTTGTCTTGCGCTTCTATTAACAAGAGGACGATTATCAATATAAATTATTTCTCCAGATTTTTGGTTTATTTCTGGTGTTGCAATACCGTTGTTAAACGTCGATGACAAATTTACAATTTTTGTTGGAGAAACGTTAGTAGTAATACCACTAAAGTTAGCATCTATTGTCCCACTAAAGTTATTTATTGAAGTTATAGATCCTCCCTGAATAGAAAAATTAATTTTTTTAGATCTAACTGCAACATTTTTAGAATCTTTTTGGTCATATGAAGTTTCATTATAAAAAAGAGATCTATCTGTAAAATACTTTAATACATTAGTTTCTTTATCAAAAGAAGCAATATAACCAGTGGCAGTTCCAACTCCAGATATTGTTTGATATATGGCATTTCCTGCAATTGCATCATCCGGCGAAACGACACTAGATTGAACCAGTTTTAATGATGATAAATTAGAAAATTTATCATCATTAAATATTGAAGTAGCAGATCCAACATAGGTTGGATTTTTTAAGACACCAATTTGAGCAAATTTAGAATCAATTGGAAAATCTTTAGAAGAATCGTCGAAACGAGCATAAATTAAAACTTTATCACAACCTAATTCCGTATAAATGTCATACCCATGTCCTCTGGATGGTGGTATAATAGGAATTAAATGTGCAAAAGCAGTAGCTCCTTGATTTATTGACGATAAATCAACTCTACCATAACTGTAGTTTTTGCCACCACTCGATACTAAAACGTCGCTTATTTTACCACCAACAACATCAACAACTACTTTCCCCCCTTCACCATCTCCTAATATGTCTAATTCTGATAAGGTCGTATTATAACCAGATCCTGGATTATTAATATAAACTTTTTTTATTTGATTTGAATTAACCAGAGAGTCTGCACTATTCCTAACTGCCTGTATATCTGCACTTGCACTTGTTTCCCAATCATTTGGTACTGGTATATATTCAACTGAGTCAAATTTGATTACATCACTAGGATCTACGGTGAACATGTATTTCCAAATATATCCATCACCACTTTCCCCAGCCCTTGAAGGTTCCAAGTCTATAAAGTTCGGTTCATCTTGGGATGGATTTCCCAAAGGCTTAATTGACGAAGATCCATTATCAATACATAAGTAAACTTTAAATTGAGAATTAATTACATAATAATCTGCATCATAGAGCCGATATGAACTTGTTTTTGGTGAAGGATTTAAAACACTATAGTCATGTCTATACATTTCGTATACAGTATTTTGAACCCAATCAACTCTTCTTATTAATCTTCTAATATTATTAGGTGTTATTTTTTTACCAAAAATTATAGTATCTTTATAATGATTCAAATATTCTAAATTATCTATTGGTGATGGTGGATTTGAATCCCAACTTGTTGATCTTCCAAATCCAACAATGGACGGATTTGGTAAACTTAAAAAAACATAGTGAGAATTTTGTGGATCTAATACGGAATCCACAAAATTTTTGGCATTGGATACTCTAAATTGATCCGTAACAATTGCAGACATTATTACCTTTTTTATGTATTTATATGGTATAAATTATGTTAATATTTCAATAATCATATTTATGATGATTATTACACTAAATCTTTTTTCAAAGCTCCACTGTCTCTCAACCCATATTTTCTTCTCTGCACTGTTGGAAATGTTGACAGTCCAGAAATAGTGGTATATTTTTGCAAATCAATTTGAATTGGAGATCTTGATCTCTCAAATCCACTCAATCTTCCCCAAGAAAATCTACCACAGATATTTGATGTTGTGGCAATACCAACTGTATTTGTTGAAGATAAAACATTGCATAACATGACTCCATTCAAATTGCTTCTTTGAATAGAATGAATATAATATATATTATCTAAAAATGTTGATCCTATTCCAACAACTTGATTATCATTAGCATCGATTGAAGTAATTCCGTTACCAACATTTGTATCAGAAATAAACACAGGATATCCAGAAACTAAATCATCATTTGCATCTGTTGAATTGTATTTTATAAAAAACTTTATTGCCAAATATGTTCCAACACCAACACTTGTGGTTATTCCCGTAACAATTCCCGAAAATCCCTGAACAAACTGAATATTATTAATTAATTCAGTCTTTGGATTTGGAATTGGTGCTATAATTTGTGGGGGATTTGAAAAAGTGTATCCAAATCCGGGATTTATAATATAAACTGGATTAGTGAGTATTCCAGAGGGTGAAATAGAAACATCTATTATGGCGTCTGTTCCACCATTTCCTACTATTGATCTAGTTTTTAATCTCAAACTATTTCCTATTCCAATATACCCACTACCACCAGAAATGATGTTAATACTAGAAATAGTAGATGAAGAAGAAACTGTAGCAGTTAATGCTGCAGAAATTGGATTGTCATTTAATACTATTAATCCAGAAAATTCCCTAATTTCCTCACTTGATTGATTTTCTTCATATTGGAAAAATTGTGCATCATCAACAAATATTTCACTACTAGTTTCAGAAAAACCTTTAATTATTCTTGCAGTTGGGAAAACCATAGATTCTATAGAATCTCTTTGCTTAGACTCAATACTATCATTAATTATTAAATCGGTTTTTTGTTTAGTCCAAGACATTGGTCTAAACAAGTCTTCAGTGATACCATCATTTAAATATATTCCAGTTTCCATTACATCAGATGAATTTATAAAAGAAACTGTTCTACTATCTTGACCAATACTATTGGATGCATAGTCATCTTTAAGAATTTGTACACTATCTCCAACTTTAATAGTTTCTCTGACTTCTACTTCAGCACTATCTACTCCCAAAGTTCCTCTGTAGAAAAATATTGCAATATTATCTTCAGGTTTAGGTGCTTCATTAAATAATATTGTGGTTCCGCCAGTAAATGTATATGATACTTTAGGTTCTTGCATAACCCCATTAAGATAAATTAATAGAACCGTATCAAAATCAATTAAGGATGATGTTGGATCATTTACATTTTTTTCAAAACTTAGAAGGACATTATTTTTAAACAATGGAAATCTTTTTCTAGTTCCATTTTGTAGAGTTTTTACGCTATCAATATAATCAAATTCCCCAAGTTGAATTGAAGAAAAACTATCAGTTCTAATATCAGTAACTGTAAATTTAATTTCACTTACAGGATTGCTTAATCTAGAATCAGTTACTAAACCTACTAAAGTGAAAGTATCTCCTATTAGAAATCCATATCCAGGTTTAACAATTTCAAATCCAGTTAACCCAAATAATGTAGATCCTATACCAACCGATTTAGTAGATGGGCCAACGTCTACACTAATTGATAAACCAACTCCACATTTGTCAGTATTCCCAATTCCTGGTCTAAATATGGGTTTAATTGCCAAATGCTGGTAAGATGGATCTGATAGATAAACATTAGGATTACTGTATCCTGTTCCTCCAGAAATAATATTAAACCCTCTTATTGATCCACCAACACCGACTAAAGCAGTAATTACTGCTGCAGTTCCAGTGTGGGATTTTTCAGTAGCTCCAACAGAAATATTTCTATTATATCCAGATCCAAAAATAGGACCAATATCAAATCCAAATGCTGTTGAAATTGAAGAAGAATTAGTAGAAAATTCGGAAATAAATACTGTTCCTAATCCAATTGCAGTAATTCTAGTATTGAATTTTAATATTTTCGTCTTATCTGGTAAAATAATATCTCTTGAGGTAATAGATGGTAAGTAAATTCCGGGAATATCAGTTAATCTTTGATTGATCTTCAAACCAGAAGTGTCAATTCCAGTAATTTGATTGCTATTAATTCCTATAGTTCCTGACGCATATTTTCCAATTACTAAAGAAGTTGTAAATCCTACGTTAGTTATTGATCCTCCAGCACCTGTTTTAACTTCAATCATACCAGTTGGTATTCCGACTAATGGTGCATATCCAATTCCCTCAGTAGTTGCAACAGAAACTACTAAACCTCCACGAGGAAGTTGATTTTGATTCACATCATAATCAACAGTGAATACTGTAGGAGTATTGGGAATTTTAACTCCTGTAAACGATACGCTAGAAATACCTGATGGTGAAGTTAATATGTTATAATTATTTCCAATATTGTTATCAGTGTCTGGTGTTTGGAAAATATCATTTATAAAAACTAAATTATTTCCAGCAACAACATTAGAAACTAAATTTCCTTCTTTATACAATGTAAAGGTTCTAGCAACTCCGGTAAAAGAATCTGATATGTCATCATAGATTTGATTTCCGGAATAATCTTTTCTCAGAAAAACTCTTCCATTGAAAGTAGATCTTGGAATAGGTAAATAATTATCACCTAAACGAGCATTGTTACCTTTTCCATCAGGTGCTTCCACAAAGAATATTTGATTCCCTACAATATTATATGCTCCCCTATAAACTCTTAAAGAAGTTCCATCAGCGTGAGAAATTTCTGATGATCCTAAAGATGCTCTAATAACTTCAACTAATGGAATAGTTCCAATTCCAGTAATTGGACCAGATACAGTAGTTCCAAAACCAACGTTGGATACAGATACAAATTCTTCTTGTATTTTAAGAATATCTTTTGGTACTATTGAAGATATTCCCGAAAGTGCAAAGAAAGTGGTTCCAACTCCAACAGATCCATTGTTATTGCCACTTAAAGTAAAACTTAATGGAGTATATGCAATCGGATATTGTGCAACACCATTAAGAGTAATCAAAGTTTTTTCATTTTTCTTTTTCATTTCCAATTGATGAATATTACCAGATCCAGTTGAAGTGAATGTAAATCCTATTCCAGATAATCCAGAGACTCCAGTAATTTTAAACTTATCATTATCAATTTTTAAAGCATATACTCTTGATGGGCATATATTTGTAGAAATTCCAGTTGAAAAAACAGATCTAAAAGTTGTTCCTGTAGAAACATTTGATATTTGTAATGATGGTTTTAAATTATTAGAATAATATATTCTATTTGATGCAATTTGAAGTGATGATGAAACTGCTATTGAGTTAATTCCAACGGATATAACAGTCCCTAAAGAATCATTATTTCCAGAAAATATTCCAGAACCAACGGATATTACTTGAGTATTTGCAATACCAGTTATAACTGTTGATCCAGTTGAAACTACATTTCCCGTAAAGTAAGCAAAACTTTGTCCTATACCAGTTATTTGAGTTCCATTTGGGATATTCGAACCAATTACTATATCATTAACACTTATTCCCAATGTAGTTGATATTCCCGTAATAGTAGAAAAACCAGAAATTATATCAGCGACTATCGAAGAACCACCAACTATAGTTGTTCCAATTCCAACGGAAGTTGCTGCAACACCGATTAAAGATGATCTAGGAGTATATATTAGTTCCTCACCAGTTTCAAAAAAATGATTTTTAATAGTTATTATTCCAGTTTCTTTGTTAAATATAGACACATTTTTTGGATTAAATAATTTTGCAAAAATTGGTGTGCGTTCATGGTTTAAATCAAAGTTTAATCTATCTTTTCCAAAATTATTAATTGAACCATACCTACCAACTTCAATACTTTCTATTGATGTTCCGTAAGTTAAAGGTTCTGGATTATTAAATTCATCATATTCGGTATAAAAATATTGATCATAACTTTGAATGGTTAATTGTGTTGATGAAAATTGTGGATCTGGATAAAATTGAACATTAACATTAAATTGATTCATTGTTGCTGCGAAAGTCCCTATTCCTGAGGTGCTTCCAATTGATAAAAATGGATAAGATTGAATATTACAAACAACTTGATTTGTTGTCACTAAAACTTGATGTACTGCTGTAGTTTTTCCTATTGATACTTTTACTATTGATTTTAAAGAAGACTCTATAGATCCATCAAAAGATTTAATAGTCGATGCTCCTGTTATCTTTTTAAAATTGGACTCTAATCTAGTTGTTCTTTCGGTTCCCTCAAGTTGTCCTTCAACAGAAAATCTATAAGTTCCTATTCCAGAAGCAGTAGTTCCAAAACCAACAGTTTTTGTTTTTACAACAACGTTTTTATTTGTTTTATTTGTAAATGATAAATTTAGTACTTGATTATTATCTACGTTTGTACCAAATGTTCCAATAAATCCTCTAGACATACCACCCAATAGATTTTCACTATCAAAGTAAAACTCTGCTAAATGTGTATCTATTCCATCATAATATCCAATAACTTCATAATAATTTAATTTATAATCATCAGTATTAATAATTAATGAATTTGAATAAAATACATCAAATTGAGACGTTAAACCTCTAAAAACAACTGTCGAAACTCCTACTGATGCTGCTAATCTTTCTGTTTTTGATGATAATCTAATAAAACCATAATCAGTAAATCCAATTCCAATATTAGAAAAACCATCATCAAATGTTTCTCTATATGTTTTTAATCGATAACTAGAGTTATATGGGTCTGTTGGTGTAAATTTAAGAACAGGATCACCAACTGAACTAACATCGCCACTAAAAGTTCCTAATAATTCATCAGTAAATAAATCCGTTTTGTTCAAAGTATAAGTATTTTGTTTTAAATCATTTAGAATTACAACTTCACTAGTTTGAAATTTTAAGTTATCTTCAGTAGAAATTTGAACTAAAAATTTAGAATATAAATCAGTTATCGGATATTCTACAAGTTCTAGGAACTCATCTTTGTTAAATTCTGAGCTAGAGAATATATTGCTAATATCATCTATTTGTAAAACTCTATTCGTATTGCACTGAATAAAATCTGTTAATTTTTTATTTTTTAATCTAATGAATTGTGAAGAATTTGATGTTGTATCATAATCAGCAGCAAAGTCAAAAACATTGATAGTATCAACTCTTTTTTCCGCAACAAAATTTAAAGTTGTAAGTAGTTTTTCTGAAGATCCTATAGAAATTGTTGCTGCAGAAGTAATTCCAACATCTGCAAAGTTTTTTAATCCAATTGGATGAATCAGACTATTAACCGGTCCGACAAATTTATCATACTCTATAGGACTCTTAATAGAATACGATAAATTTTGATAATAATCATTATCTGGTATTACTTGAGTGTCTAAGTTTAATTTTCCTACGTTAGTTTTCCATCCAGATCTACTTTCATTGGAAGAATCTACACTATATCTTCCACTATATGTAAAAAATTGACTTATTTTTGCGACAGATCCAGATACAGAACCTTTAATAATATCATTTTTACTAATATTATCTTCCACATTGAAAAGTTTTACTGAAGAGTCTGATGATTCTTTAATTTTAATATCGGTTGGTATATTATTAACAGATATAGATTCATTATCAATAAACCTAGCATATTTCTGATTAATTTCAAAAACTGGATAATTTTTAACATTAACAATAGAACTAAAAACAGTTTGTTTTGGAAGTGGAACACCTGCAGAATTAGTATATTTTCCAATATTATATTTTAAAACAGCTGGATCTGAGTTTACAAATTCAGTAACCTCAAAGAAGTTATATCCATTATCATCAGAATTAAATCCTGTTCCTGGTGAACTTACATTTCCCAACTCATCTGTAAAAGATGCTTTTTCTATACCCTCAACAAATATTAAGTCTCCTGCTGAGAAAGGAGCTACAGAAAATCCAGTTATAGGTGGAGTTCTTATTTCACACTCAACTATACCGTTGAGATATGTAGTAACACCAACGATGGGAATTCCATTACTGTTCCTAACAGTAAATATTTTATGTGTTACAGCATCTAGGCCAGATGGTTGATTTATAATTTGAATTTCCGATATGGAATTTTGACCCATAGTTGCTTTAATAAAACCACTATTAACTTCTTTTCCAGTTACGGTATTTACTAATTTTAAATTAGGTTCAGAAATATAATTTTTTCCTCCACTAATAACACTAACTGATGCTATAATTTGTGATGCACTTATAAGTGCAAACGTATCAATATCACAAGAGGGTCTTATAGTATTATCGGAAGAATATTCAAATCCATCATTTAATATTCTGATTAATCCAGGTTTTCCTATGGTTATAGATTCGCATTCCACTACTGCATTTTTTCCCGTGCTTAAACTCGATATTCCTATAAACGATGGTAATTTTTTATACCCACTTCCACCGTTTAAAAGTAAAATATTTGAAATTGGTCCTTTCGAATTCTTTGATTTTGTTGTGTAATATGCAGAAACATTGTTATTGTTAACATAATTTAATTTTTCTGGTGTTTTTTTCAAAGAAATTGAAAATGTAGTTGTCCCAACTCCAGTAATTTTATATTCTCCATTGTACAAACTGTCTACAAATTCTATTTTAAAATCATTTTCGTTCTCATTTTCAAAAACACTTTTTCCTAATTTAGATAAAGAATAATATAATCTGTTTGGAAAATCTTTATTGTAAATTAATTTGCAACTTGCATCAGGTGAAACGCCAATTGTCTTAAGTTTTTCAACGTTGAAATTTGAACTATTTCCTATAGAGATAAACTCTGTTTTTAAACTATTATCATAGTAGATATTAAAATCAAAACCTTGTAGAGAAGGATCTGATACATCAAAAACTAAATTATTATTTTTAATATTTTCAATAAATGGATTTACTTGTGCAATAGATTGATTAGAACCACCAGTACTTCCAATAGAAATTGTTTTAGGGGGAGAAAAATTAGCATCAGAATATGTTTCTGATATTTTTATTGTATTTTTGTTTAACTTTACGGCATAATAAATCCCCGTACTTAAACCAGAAATAGATTGATCAGTATAATTGTAAAATATTTTTTGACCGTTATACAAACCATGAGAATTTAATGTGATTTCATTTTTGGTCACATTAACGTGAGAAGAACTAAATCCTATAGAATTGACTAATAGTAAGTTATTACTGGAATTGTATTTTAATCTAACTGAAGAGCTAGTTCCGATTCCAACAGAAGAAGAAGGAATAACACTTAATTTTATAGAATCCCCATTAATTAAATTGTGATTTTTAGACGTTGATATTGTTGTTTTTATTTTTTCTACATTTGCAACTATTTTTTCAACTTCACTACTTAAACTGTATTCAAAATTAAATGATCCGTTATTAACAAATAATAATCCGTCTGATGATGTAGTCAGACCAACATTAGTTACTATACCAATATAATCTTTAGATTTATTAATTGTATACACATATTCACTCTCAGAACTTAAGAGTGTAAATGATGGGTCATTAGATGCTGCGTTTTGAACTACTATTCCAGAAGCTGATATTGGTCTTCTAAGCAATAATTTTTGACTTGTTTTGAATGGATGGTTTGGTAGGTAAATACTTTGTGTAGGTACGGATATTGATTTATAAGTACCATCTAAAATATAATTCAGAGGTTTTGAACTTCCAGTTACAATTCCAACTCCAATACTGTTATGTGGATTAAAATAAACAACATCATCATTCCTAGATTCAAAATAGTCAGAAAGAACATTAATTTCAAACAATGATGGTAAAAATGAAACTAAATTTCCGGAGGTATGTGCTATGCCGACATTTCTCTTAACTCTTAGAACATTAATATCATCAAATTTATTTAAAACAGAAAATATTTGTTGATTTATTTTTAATGAACTTCCAATACTAATATTTTTTGGAATATTGGATAAACTAATATCTGTTACAATTCCACCACTACTAGGAATATTTTTTACAATAATAGAATTAAAATTGTCAAATTTTATTTGATGTGTTCCAGATAAATTTTTAACAAAAGTTGAAATACCATTAATTTGAATTGTATCGCCGTTTTCTAAGTTATGATATGGTAATATATTTAATTTTATTGTACTATTATTCCATTCAATAATAGAATTTTCATATATCTCCAAAGTAGTATTTAAACTAGTGATACCTTCTCCCTGAATTTCCGATATTTCGGCAGAAATTCCTCCACCACTAGTTTCAGTGTTATCAAATTTTAAAGATTCACCGACAGAATATTCACTTCCAGGGTTGATGATATTTAATTTTTCAACTTTTCCTGGTAGAACAGTTTCTATAATAGAAGTTTGTTTTAATCTATTGCTATATTTTGGTAAAAAATCATTACTTGAATATTGACTCTTTACTCTATATGGAAATGTGTTTCTAATTAAAGATGTTTTATTTAAATCAAAACTCTGATCAATAATAGAGTTATCATAAATTTTTGATCTATAATTTTTTCCTATAAAATAAGGAAATTTTGGAATTAATTTTCCAGTTGTTAAATCTGTAGAAAGACCAACATAATAGGCATAAGTTCCATTGGGAAATTCTGGAGTTTTAGCAAATCTACCGTTATTTTCATCCAAATCTCCAGAATTATCATAAACATAATCCTCTACAAAAAATCCAGAAGAAAAAGAAGACTCTGGAGGTCTATTGTAGATATTATTCGAATTTAAAATGTAACTAGTATCTAATAAACTTACAGGAGAATTAAAGTCTGAAGGATCCTTATATGCATATGGACCATAAATTGGATTTCCATCTAGTGCCCAACCAATGATTTTAGAGTGTGATGATGCCGAATCCGAAAAAGATACACCTGCTCTATCTGTGGAATAACCAATTACCCCATATGTTAAATCATCTTCTGATTCTAGTAAAATTTCATCTACAAATCTAAAATTGTTATTTACGGATAAATATCTGACTGAAGAATCTAAAAACGCATTTGCTCCTGGAGTTTCGATTGTAATTGAAGTATTAGATTTATTATAACCAGTTCCACCATTTATAACAACGATAGATTCAACTTTTCCATCAACGACAACTGGTCTTAAGATGCACCCTATCCCATCTCCAATAACATTTAATTGTATTCCCTCAGAATAAAAATTTCCTTTACTTTGAACTTGAACTGCTACAACTTTCCCATTAATAATAGCAGGTTTTAGTTGACATCCGGATCCTTTGATAATTGATAATTTTGGTTTTTTATGAAAATTTAAAACTTCTGATCCATAATTGGATCCATTTTCATAAACATATGCATCTACTATTTTTCCTCGAAGTATTGGAGAAGCTGTTATCGTGCCTATAAATCCAGAATATTCTACATTTATATCAACTTTAATAGGGGGATAAGAAAAAATTTGATATCCAGATCCAACATCGGTTATATTAACAATTTTTCCTCTTTCATAGTTTGTTTTTGATGCACCAACGCTAATGAAATCAGCATCAGACAATTGAAATCTGTCTTTTTCTGAATTTATAATGTAGTAATTTTTTAAAGTTGATATTCCAGAAACTGGAGTGCCCAACGAAGAATAATTAATTAAATCACCATTATTAAATCCATGATTTTTAAATGTAATAAAATTGGTAATTGATGAAATTCCAGAAGTTTTAACTCTTAAAACTCTATTTTGATATCCACTACCACTATTAATTACTTTAATATCGGATAAAACTTTTTTAGAATCAAAAACTCTAAATTTATGAATTCCCCCATTGTTAATGGTAGTAATACCTATAGTATTAATTCCAGCATTTAAATCCGAAAGATTGCTATAGAGTTTTATAGATTTTGTGTTAATTATTTGTGGATAATAAATAGATCCATTAGACAAATATGTTGATTGGTCAGAATTAGAACCTGCAAAAAGTCCTATGCCAATGGGCAAATTACCATTTGAATTGTAAACAATCTTATCATTTATATTAAATTTGTGGGGATATAAAAATGTAATAGTCTCTGAACTAATATTAAGTCCCCCACCATCGGAAGTAGATGCTGCATTAAATTCAACTTCTCTATACTTATTTGATATAATTGGTGTTAGTATCGCACCAGTTCCGTTACCACCAGAAAGAGAAACTGAAATAACTCTTTCAATATCAACATCATTTGGATCAACTATTACTTTTTGTAATGAACCAGAAACTACTAGATTAACTAAAGCAGTTGTTCCGAGTCCTACAGGATTTGAAACTACAACTGGTGGTGGATAAAGTACATCATAATCATTTCCGGGATTAATAACTTTGACAGATTCTAGAGGACCATAATAAATTCTATCATAACTTTTATAATTTATAATGTCTACACCGCTAATTAATGACCCAACAACACCAGGTTCAGTTTCAAAAACATCTTCATAATTGTTTTTTGGGTATAGTGGAATTTTAATAAAAGATTTTTTTGGTGCTAAAGATTTCCCATAATGTGAAGATAGTGTAAATGAATGTGTTCCTAACTGCAAATCTTTAGAAAATACAAGGTAATCATTTTTAGCAACAAATGATCTAGCAACGTATAATCTAATTTTATTTTTTGGATTTAATACTTCTACAACATATTCTTCATTACTTGTTAAACCAGATATTGGACTTGGTGTTGTATGTGTATAAGTTACAATATCACCAGTAATAAATGGCACGTCATTATCAAATGATAATTCAGAATATTTTACAGTTTGTGGATTAAAATTTGAGAAAAAATTATCATTATCATTTAAAGTAGATAATGTTTTTTTAATGTCGTATATATTCTTAGTAATATTATATGATGGCAAAGAATTTGAAGCTACATAAACAAATTCGTTATTATCATTGTATGTATTTTGAACATTAGATAATGCTTTTGAATATTTAAGCGGTACTCCCGAAGATGATGCATAATCATATCTTCGTATTATACTTAAATTTTGACCAAAAACTAAATTATTTCCTTCTATTTGTTGATCTATTTCTACTGTATTTTGATTAATAGATCTAACTATTGCATTTTCAATAACTATCTCAAAAGAATTTTGTTTAACTATATCAACATAATCATTAACTTTTAAACTACTTTTGTCTGGTTGGTCAAAGAGAGTAAAGGTAGGATTTCCTATTGAATAGTTTTTTATTTCATACCTACTTCTTACATTGTAAATCCAAGAATTAAAGTTAAGTTCTTTTAGAGTTTTATTTGAAGATAATGAAATACTTTCTCCAAAATTTCCAAGAGAAACACGATCCCCGTCAGAAAAATAATTTACTCTTTCAATATTTTCTATGCCATTCAATGTACTAATAACAATAAATTCAACTTTCTTAGTTTCATCTCCATTTTCATAACCATATACAGTAGGTGTTGAATATATCTCAGTCCCTTGATTTATTTGTTGAGAAATTCCAGAACAATTAAAAAATTGATTAACAGACTTGTCAGTATATGATATAGTTTTATTATTATATTTTAGTGATCCCGAATCTTCAAATCCACCAGTAGAGTCTACAGTTATTATTGAAGCTCCTACAGAAACTGTTTCTGAGACTTTAGTTTTTGGTGTAATTTTGAATTTTCCAAAAATACTACTAGATTCATCAAACCCACTAAACAAGTATATTTTGTAAAATGTGTTATTATTTCTAGTAACAACTTCAACTTCGGAGACTGGTCCGAATGCATTATTATCTGAACTTTTAATTTCCTCTCCTATTAAATTATTCGGATTTGTACCAGGAGTGATTAGTTGACCTATTAAAACTCTTCTTTTAATATATTCACTTTCCGATGGTTTTATTAAATAATCTTCTAAATTTAAAACTATAGGGTCAAATCCATATAGAACTTTAAATAAAATTTTAAAAGATTCTTCAGTTCCTTTAGAATTGTAAAAATCTCTAATTTGTTTTAGAAAATTATTAACATTAAGATTTGATTGTAAATCAAGATCTTCAAACCCAGGTGCAAAAAGATATTTTAACTTTTTGTAAAATTCCTTTAAAAATAATGTACTTAAATTTATAACTTGTGATCCAGAAGAGTGTGATGCTGCTAATGTTTCTGAAAACACTAACTCTTCTGGGCTTAAAGAATTCCTGTAAGAAGAAATAGCAGAAAATCCACGAATACATCCAACAAATGTATTTCCTTCTATTTTTGAGTAGGTAATAATTTCATCATCTATTTTTAATAAACCATACTCTGAGGGAAAAGATTTTGTTGACTGAACAGTTATAGTTTGATTAGTAGAATTTATACTTGATGTTAAAACAGTTTTTCCTGAAATTACTTCTGGAGTAAGATTATCAAATTTTAAATACTGATCGAGATTTTCTACAATATCAGAAGGACCACTTTGATACTCTTGAGAAATATAATATTGTTTTAAAAATTCAGATATTTTCGGACTTTCGTCTAAAATAAACTCCGGTAATTGATTGTTAATAATTTGTTGGGTTTTTACTTTTTGTTCAAATCCAGTAGATATCATATTACCTCGTTATTTTTCCGCTAGAATAACTTGAAGTTAGTGGGAAATTCTTACCCGATATTTGTTCTCCGGACACAACAGTATCCTTTAACATATTTATGATGCTTTTTGAAACATCAAATGAAATATACAAATCATTCAAACCAACAACATCGTTTGAATCTGGACGTGCTTCTATTTCAACAACATTATTTGGCAATTCTGTTCCCGTAATATAAATTGTATTAATTAATATTTCTCCAGTTTTATAGTCGACAGTTCCAACAGATGTTTTAATAACTTGATATCTATTGTTTTCCGAAGGTCTAACAATACTCAATATTCCTATATTACTATTTTCCTGTGGAACATCAATAAAATAAACTAAATCACTTTCTCCCAAAATATTGAAACCTGTTGATTTTATATTATATTCACCAAGTAATTTTCTGAATGCATTTCCAAAACATAACTCATATTGCGAAAAAACATTAATTGCACAATTTAAATTTCTTCTAATTTTAATGTTAGTTATATTGGAAGTAATGCTAGAATCTACGTTGTCTATAATCTGCAAAACTTTACTATATCTAAATCTTCCACCAAATTTATTAAGATCCACAGATTTTGAATATGACTCTAAAGATGAAATTATTTTGGATTTTAAATCATTTATATTTGATATTTTTGAAGAATCATAATAAACGGATGATTCTAACTCAACATATAGTAATTTTAAATCTATGATTTTTTGATTTATTCCTGATATACTATATTGCTTTAATTTTGATAATATTTTTGATTTGGTAAAATCTGAGATTGTATATGCATTTTTTGGTTTAATGCTAATTAAAACATTTCCAAACTCTGGCGGATTCATTTCTTCTCCACCAATAACAGAAACAGATTCTGTATTTGGATATATTTCTTGTATAATTGCCTCATAATCTCTTGCAGTAACTGCTCTATGCTGCGAAGCATATACTCTAGGAGCATAATATTTAATAGATTCTATTGGCTCAATATCCCCACCACCCATTGCAGGAGAATTAGTTATTACACTAACAGTTCCAACTGGAGATTGTACGACGTCTAAAGTGTTTACAACTACTCCAGAATAACTAAACAACGAAGGACCATTTCCATCTTTTCCTTCGGTTACAATATAACTTACTTTTACTATATCATTATTTGATAGTTTTTTACCTATTATTCCATCTCCAAATAATATTTCATATTTTTCATCTTCTATTTCTTGAATTAAGAAAATTTCTGAATTTTCATTTAATTTTAAAATATTATTTACTTTTTGATATTCTACATTACCCACTTTAACGACAATAGTATTTGTATCTATATTCGAATTGTCTAAAATATATCTCTGATTTATTGAAGAATCAACTGTAAATTGCTTGGTAACATAAATTCCTTGATAGATATCAATATTACTAAAAGAAGCGACCGAAGTATTTTGATCAACTGTTGTTACAATGTTTTCTGGAATTGAAAAAACATAAGAACTATTTTCAACTGATCCGACCGCAACTAATCCAGCTTTTAATATAATTTGTGTTGGTAATTGAACCGGGTTTGGTAAATTTATATTAAATGAAATATTTGCTATTGCAGAAGTTTTAGATCTAGGTACATATCCAATGTTTCTAGACAAAGAGACAATATTTTCTCTAAGTGTTGCAGAATCCAAAAAGGATTCATTCACAATCATATTTGAGTTAAATGCTGTAATATAAGTGTTATACGCTAGAGTATCAATTAAGACTGAAAAATTAGAACCTTCAAAATCAAAATCAGTAAAGGTTGAATTTGCTCTTAAATAATCTTTTATCGATTGCCTAATTTGATCGAAATCTAAATTGGTGAATTTAGTAAAAGGCATTTTATCTAGTTGCCTCTAAAATATAATTGAATGATTGTGTTGGAAAATCTTGCCCTATAATATCAAAAATAACTGTTATTTCAAACTCATTTTGATTTGGATCTGGTGATACTTCAACTTTTACATTATCTACTCTTGGTTCATAATTTAATATTGCAATTTCAATTTGAGTTTTTAATGAAGATGCAGTACCAAAATCTACAAATTCAAACAAAGATGTTTTAATATCTGAACCAAATGAAGGATTAAAAAATCTTTCACTTGGCATTGTTTGTATTATATTTCGAATAGATTTTTTAATCGCATCTTCATTTTTCAAAGCGACAATATCTTTAGTAACTGGATGCATGTCAAAAGAAAGACTAATGTCCTTAAATATTCTAGATATTCTTTTAGTTTGCATCAATTATTCGATATTTTCTTTATTTATATCTATTTCCACAGATGACCATATGATGGCTCAGTTCCATATTCCCAGTCATCATAATCGGCATCATTGCGAATTTTTTGATGATTTTTTTCACTCAAATTAAATTTATTTTTGGGAATTTCATCATGCATAATTTCTTGAATAGTAGTTTTATCAATATTAGTATAATAATCAGTTGAGAGGCAAGATGTTCCCCACATTTGCCTCATATATTCAGCATCTCTGTCAACCTTAAGATTTGACATTGTTTTTCTCCTGTTTTTTGGTAAAAAACAGAACTTTTTTTTGAAGGAGGTTGCTATCTCCCCTACCAGTATTTAACGATAAAGGTATCTTAAGTTATAATTATCGGAATTTAGGTATTTTAGCATCTCAAGTGCGATTAATTTGGGGTTTCCTTCACCGCAAGTGTACACATCTATTGCTAAACACCCATTTTCAGGCCAAGTATGACACGAGACATGACTTTCTGCGAGAGCAATCACTATCGTACACCCCTGAGGAATGAAGCAGTGTGAAAAAACGTTCAAAATAGTCATGTTTGCACGTTCAATACCACATATCATGGCATTTTGAAGCGATTCTACGTTGTTAATCGCTTCAAAATCAACATCATACACCTCTAAGAGTAGATGATTACCCATCGAAAACTGTTTCAATTCATTTGACACTAAAAAATGTATTTATTTTGCTATAAATTTGTAATTTCGTACATATAATGCTCAGAAGTTTCAATTTTTCTTTTATTCTCAACCGAATAAACAGTCATATCAATTTCATAACCTGGATTTTTATCAATTCGGTTAAAAGTCCAAGCATTATCGTACCAAATAATGCGATTATTTGGATACGCATAGTAATTTCCAGTCTCTACTTTAAATAAATGGGCACATTTATGCTCTGGAGTCTCTGAAAAATTAAGATCTGGTATACCTTTGTTTTCCCAAGACCAATCCAGAGTGAACATATAAGATCCAATGACCTTTTTCCCATCAGGACGAATAAGATCTGCTTGCAATCCTGCTAGACGAGAACGTTTTTGAACATCAATATAAGGAGAAAAACAATCCCAATACATAATATCTTCTAAAGGTTCAATTGGGGCATCTGGTTTCCAGCAAAAAGCGTGAAGAGGACGACGAGTCCAATTCACGCCATTTTCAAGAAATGCCTCAAATAGAGGAACTCTTTTTTCAATACTTGCTACAGCATGTACATCACATTTGGTCACTTTACCATGTCCTTTCTGTTGATTAAACAAAAACTCATTACGAATATAACAAGACCAATCTGGTAAACTATGATTCAAGTATGCCATCTATTTTCTACTTTCCTTGACCCCTATAAGGCTTACGGGCCTTATTGCGAGACGTGGCAGAATACTTAGTACCATCCCCATCTCCCTGCCGTGTTCTCTTCGGAGGACCAGGAATATAAGAAATGTTCTTATTCAGTCCGCCTTTTGCTTTTGCTGCCATGTTTATTCTCCTATAATTTCAGTTTCAATTTCGTTTGGATTCGGAGAACCTGACTGATAAAAATCATTTGCCAGATCCTCCATAACATCGAAGTACTCTTCTTGTGTAAGTGAGGAATATATTTTACGTCCCTTACAAATTATATTGTACTTATCTGCCATAGTATCAAATCACTCTTGTTTTTTCGTGCCCAACTCTAATACGAGGATCGCACCAAATTTCAAATCCTGCTTCCTTTGCATCCAGGCAGAATGATACATCCTCTCCACACATGTCTTGTACTTCTCCAGATTCGAAGACTTGCATTTTAGGTGCAAACCAAGGATACTTCATTTCCTCATGTTCGAATATACCGTGCTTAATTAGCAACCAACCAAATCCTGCATAATCAACAGTGAAAGGTTTACGACGCTTTGAGATACTTTCTACGGTTTCATGATTCATGACGCCGCCATTGTTTCTGAAATCATCTTCTTCCATCCAATGAGCAACCGATGTGGTATGCCCATCCTCTGTAGCGTACCATCCAGAAGCAATGTCCTTATCCATTAAAATCAACTGAAAGAATTTTTCTGTATTGAATACAATATCAGAGTCTATCCAAAGTTGATAGTCATAATGAAGTTTTCCATCCCAGGGAAGTTGATCAGGACCTCTTAATACATTTGCTCCGAGGCACTTGCAACGGGCAAAGTTAACCATGGAACTGTAATCTTGTGAAATTTGAATACTTGCTCCGTTCTGTACAAGATCAAAACAAAGTTGAACAAAATTTTTCAAGTATGTGTAAGAAACTCCTCTTCCTGGAAGACAAAAAACAATTGACTTCCCCTTGATCATTTCTTTTGCTTTATCATAATCCCATTCTAAAGTTTCTTGTGAAGGAATGGGTGTTTTTGCTTTTACTGTGAATCCTTTAGCCATAAGATAGAATGCTCGTTTTCATTATCATACAATATTATGTATGCTTTGTCAATTTGATTAATTTATTTTTCTTCTGAAAGGAAAATATCATCTCCTTCAACCGAAAATTTAATAGGAGTGTCTTCATACCAAGAAAATTCATTTACAATCCACTCAGGTATTATAACATAATACTCTCCAGTTATGGGATCGACTTGTAATGGTTGAATATTTTTGCCGCAATTTTTTTTCATCTAATTGGAATAAAAGTTTATTTTTCATTTCTTATATAGAAAAATTTTTTTTTATATTCGTATGATTGAGCTAGCGAATGCAAGACTTTATAGCTTACAGGGACCCATCGTTTTTAGGCACACGGCGCCCGCCATCACGATACCGTTATACCATAATACTGCTGCTGCCACGAACGAACGGGGGTGGGTGTGCCACCCCCCGAACTGTCACTTCACGTCGCCCAGGGCGCTTGCCTTGGTGCTCATCCGGGTGGCGCTGCTGCCTGCTGCTCCACCGTGGGTGCGAACGCGGGTGCTGC